GCACGTTCATCAGTTTGCGATGACCGGGAAATTCTTTATCCTTGAATGCCCTGGCGAGATCGTGGAAGAATCCGCGTTTCTGGCTCTCTCACGCATCCGCGGCCGTGGATATGGACTGATGGCGAGCAAGTACGAAAACCTGCTTTCCCTGATGGCAATTAAGGCGATGCGTGGGGCTGGGTTTAGTTTCGAAGATGCCGACAAAATCGCGCTCCAGGCATTTACCAAGGCTTGTGATGCCGCGATTTATATCGAAGGTTCAGACTTTACCAAGAACTTTAATGCGATCCTAAATTCACGTATCCAGAACGAAGTCCGGAACGCCTTAGCGAACGGTCACGCGCATGATTACCGGTCTAGTCACGCATCGTTCGAAGATCAATCCGCGAGTAAGCAAGATGACCGGTTCCTTTCCGTGTCAGGAAACCTTGCTCAAATGTTTTGCGATCTGATCCTGGCGGGGAATACTCCAGAAGAAGCTCGACACGCATTGATGATGACGGAGGCAGAATATGAACAAACCAAGGCGCTCCTTGCCCAAGAACTCGGAATCTAAGCCCCGTGTATTTGTGGCTGTGAAAGTCGCAATCGACCCAGGCCATGGAATGTCAAACGCTACGAAGGGCAAATACGACCCTGGCGCAAGCGGTGGCGGTCTTTCCGAAGCAGATATTGTGCTCCAGTGGGCATTAACCGGGAAATGGGTTGCTCAGCAAATGGGGATTGATGTATTCCTTACGCGGGACGATGATTCCGACGTGACACCCGTTTCGACTCGGGACAACAAAGCCGAACTTGCAGGGTGTAATTACTTTATCAGCTTGCACTGTGACGCGGCTTCCACGACATCCGCAAGAGGCTTGACGGTGTTCATTGATAAAACTCAAGAAGACCGTGATCGTAAGTTTGCGCTGACCGTCCAAAACGCTCTTATCTCAGCCGCAAGTAACAAGGCGACAAGCCGGGGAATTAAGCTCGAAACTGAAACCAGGGTGAAAAACCTTGCCGTGCTCGACTTTAAGAAAGGTCCGGCGGTTTTACTTGAACTTGGATTTATCACAAACGCACAAGACCGGATCTACATGACCGATCGAAACGTGCGTGTCAGATTTTGGCAGAACTTCTTTGCCGCTGTTGATGGGGTGAAGAAATGATGCAAGAAATCGGGGTGCTGCTTACCATTCTCGGCTCGGTGATTGGAGCGGCTGTTTTCCTCGTTCGCTCGGTGATCGGGATGCTTAAAGATGCTCACGCTCAATTTGTTGGGGCTGTGAACAAGAACTCCGAAGCAGTAGACGAAAACACCGTGGCAATCCGGAATGTCGAAAAAGTCGTGGATCGATTCGGGCATGAAGTCAAGGAGATCCGAACCGACGTGAACGAACTCCGACGTGCGCACGAGAAGACCGAGAGCAAAATCAAGTGCCCTCCGCACAACGCGAACTGACCGTGTATAGGTGGGTGATATGGCACAAATTCAAATTGGCGTGGAAGAAGTCAAGAATGGCAAACGCACTTTCCGCGTGACTCCGATTGATTCGAAGTTCCACATTTCTGACGCGGCATGGCAGATCATCAAGGCAGTCTTCGCGATGCTTGATGCAAGCGACAAGCAACCAGGTGACGGAGATATTGACATCGAGCTTTCCCCTGCATTGCTTGAATCGCTAGAGAAGTCCGTTCCTGCACTTAAGGCACTGAACCTACCAAAGGGCGCAAACCTGTTCCTGCGGGCAAAGTAAGTCTTTTATCCTGTGGTCATCAAGCGGTGTTCTCCCGACCGTATCCTCAAAACGGGAGATTTTAACCTATGGCGCATGATCCCCAAAAGAAAGCGGATGTAATCACGGATTGGGTTCGAGGCGACCACACTTACGAGACTTTAGCCAAGAAGCACAAGGTCGCTCGTAGCACAGTGCAGACATGGGTTGAAGAATTCAAATCGGTAGAAAATCGTGCAGATATTGAACCTAAGTTCAATCGGTTCATGGAAGCATTGGAAAACTTCGGCGTTGCTACGATGGACATGCTGACCGCCCAAGCCGAACTACTTTCCGACAAGGACTATCTGCGAAACAAAGATACTGGCGATGTCATCAAACACACGGAAGCCATCCATACTGGGCTACAGCGATTCGTTCAGCTTTTCCGATCCGTTCAGCCTGCCCAGGACTATGACGCCTTGCCAGCCAGCACAGACGACGCACTCGTACCTGAACTGGTTGAAGAAGATCGCTAAACGCGGTTACAGCTACAACGCAAAGCACTTTCTGGCAATCGCATCATTCATAGACCAGATCATCGCTGGCAAAGTCAAGCGCGCTCGAATCCACATGCCACCGCGTCACGGCAAAACCGAGACGGTGACCAAAGGGCTAGCACTCTGGTATCTCAAACATCGTCCTGGATGCCGCATCCTGATTACCGGCTACTCTCAGCGGTTTGCTGAAAAGCTTTCCCGGGATATTCGAAACCTTGCTCGGGAACAAGGGATTCAGCTTGCTCAAGACAAGTTTGCATCTAACGAGTGGTTCACTACCGAAAACTCTATGGTCATGGCTCGGGGCACGGGAAACGTGCCAACCGGGGAAGGCTTTGACCTGATTATCGTAGATGACCCGACCAGGGACGCACAGCAAGCCGCTTCCGCACTATTCCGCGATACCGCGTGGGACTGGTTCACTCAGGGTCTTATGACGCGGATTCAGCCTGATGGGGTTGTGATCTGCATTTGGACCAGGTGGAATGAGGATGATATCGCTGGAAGATCCGACGAACTCGCAAAAGAGGAACCCGATGCGGACCAGTGGGAAGTGTTGCTTCTAAAGGCTGAAGCAGAAACAGGCGATCCGCTACGCAGGCGCACTGGTGATGCGCTATGGCCGGAAGGGGGATGGACTTTGCCTAAACTTCGAAACAGGCGCCTCGCGATGGGCGAATATGCCTACAACGCGCTATATCAGCAGAACCCAACCCCCAAAGAGGGCGCATTATTCAAGGTATCGGGTTTCAAGTATTGCGATATTGGCGAAGTGCCGCTTAATCTCAAGAGGCATAGGCACTGGGACATGGCAGCGACCGAAGACGGGGACTATACCGTCGGGGTGCTTATGGCAGGACCAGATCCGATAGGCGCTTTTTACGTGATTGATGTGGTGCGATTCCGAAAGACGGTGCATGAGCGTAACAAGATCATTCTCAAGACTGCGGAGATGGATGGCAATTATGTTGCGATCACTGGTCCTGATGACCACAAAGACGCTTCCGACGCCTTTGTGCGATTGCTTGCTGGGTTTAATGTATCAATTATCAAAGAACGTGGATCAAAGGAATTTAGGTCGGAACCCGTGGCGGCACAAGTGGAAGCTGGGAATATCACGCTTGTTCGCGCATCCTGGAACCGTGACTTTATTGAAGAGTGCCGAGTGTTTCCAAACGGGAAACATGATGACCAAGTCGACTCATTTAGCCATGCGTTTGCCACGCTCGCCAAAAAACGCACCTTGCAAGTGTATATGTGACCGTGCGATTCCCTCAAAGATTAAAGCAGGCTGTCGAGGCTTTCCGTGGTGTTACGACCTCGCCACGCTACAATGCCGGGAATAGCACGTTCATTGCCCAGCTTGCGAGCCTAGACCCAAGCAAGGAGCCAATCTACCTTAACTCGGTTGTGGCGTCTCTGATTAACTTCGTTTGGACTAGCTTCTCGCAGGTTGAGCTTGAGATTTTTACAAAGGACACCGAGAGCGACCAAGACGAGATTTACACCGGTCCGGTTCGTGAGCGCATCAAAGACATTTACGAGGGCAATATTGCTGGTGAAACTCGGGACGCTCTGGAATTCGGCATTGCGCTTTCTTTGGTGACCGAAGGCACGGCGTTTCTTTACAAGGTGCGCGATGGTTCGGGCGCTTGCGTCGGCTTGCAGTATCTCACGCACACGCATTGTTCTTTTGATTCCGACGAGATTATCCGGTACACGTCGGACGATGGTTCTTACTACCGACTGCCGCGAACTGACGTGATTGTGCTGAAGTACGGTCGCGATCCAAAGGACTCCAGGCGCGGATTCACTCCACTCAAGGCTGTACTGCGCGAAATCTTAGGCGACCAGGAAGCAAGCGAGTACGTCCGCGCAGTGCTGCAGAATTTTGGCGTTCTTGGGCTCGTGTTTTCTCCGAAGGGCGAAACTCAAGTAGACCCTAGCACGATCAGTGCAATCAAGGCAAACCTCAGAGCGATGACCACCGGAAGCAACCGGGGTAATCCGATGATGTTCGGCTCGCCAATGGACGTTACCACCATTGATTCGAATCCTAAGAACATGATGCTCGGGGAACTCCGCAAAGACTTTGAGCAGCGGATCTGTGCGGCTTTCAACGTGCCGAGTGTTGCCCTCCAGCTTGCGAGCGGCTTGGACGTTAGCACCTACAATAACGTCAAGACCTTGGTCCGGGTAGCCTGGGATAACTTCCTGATCCCGTTTGGCGACCGTATTTCTCGTCAGCTTACGAGCGAACTTCTGACTGAGTTTCTACCTGATCCGCTGTACTATCTT